AGGCTAAAAGTTAGCCGACAGTGGGTTAATACCTTGATAAATAACGGGAAAATCTCTACTGCTATCCTGGCCGGTCGGCGGGTTGTTATCGCTGACAAAGCATTTCAGGCGCTGGAGCGAGGGCGCCGGAAGGTGGGGAAGTGACATGACTGAGAATGATCCCGTAGTCGAGCTGCATCCTAAAGTATTACTGGATGCCGCCCTTAAATACGCGCTTCGCGGCTTTCGCGTCCTGCCGCTTAACGGCATACGCGCTGGCGTCTGCACCTGCGGCGACTCTGACTGCCGGTCGCCCGGCAAGCATCCGCTGACTGCTCACGGTGCGACCGAGGCCAGCGCCGACGAGATGACGATCCGCGGCTGGTGGAGCAAGTGGCCAACTGCCAATATCGGGCTGGCGATGGGTGACGCAGGCTGCGTGGCGCTCGATGTCGATACGCGCAACCTCGGTCATTTAAGCTGGGACGCGCTGATACATGCCAATGGCGCGCTGCCAGAGACCCCCACGCAGCGCAGCGGTAACGGGTGGCACTACCTGGTCAAGATCGATGCCGAGGCTGTCAAACGCTGCCGTGGCAAGCTGGCGCAGGGCATTGACGTAAAAGCAAACGGCTATATCGTGGCCGAGCCATCCATCCACCATTCAGGGCGCCGGTATGCTTGGGACGACGGGCTGGATCTGCTGGCAGGGTTCACGCCGGCCCGGGCGCCGGTTTGGCTGGAGCGGATGTTGATGGAGCCAGCCGACACAGGGGCGGCGCCGAGTTCTCCCAATCTCGGCAATTACACCTTGCCGGTGCAGCTCGCCGAGGCTGCGGACGCGCTGAAGGTGCTTGATGCCGAGGACTATCACCAGTGGATAGAAGCAGGTATGGCGCTGCACGCTACCAATTTGGGCGACTTGGCTTACCAGGTATGGGTGGAATGGTCAGGCCAGTCGGGGAAGTTCGACCATAAGGTGCAGCGGGCGAAATGGCTGTCTTTTTCAACCAAGCGTGTTGCCGGTGTGACGATTAAAACCCTATTTTCCCGCGCACAGGCGGCAGGATGGAAAAACCCCATGTCAGGCACCAGCTCGGCAACACCAGAACCGGAAGTCACAATTTCCGACCTTGAAAAGCAATTATTGGCTTTTAATGCCTTTGCCGATCCATTTACGCCAATACCGCATTTCGTTGACCGCTGGATCCCGCACAACGAAGTTACCCTATTTGCCGGTCACGGCGGCAGCGGGAAATCTTATGTGGCTATGAGTTTGGCCATCCACGTTGCGCTAGGGCGCCCGTTCTGCGATTTGGACACCGTGGCCGCACCTGTTCTATTCTTCAGCGGCGAGGATGGCGCACAGGTCATTTTGCGGCGTTTTCATTCTTTATGTAAGGCGCTGTCCGTGGCGCCGGCCGACCTGGATGGCAAGCTGCTGCTCTTGGACGCATCCGATATTGATCCGGCGCTGCACCGCGACGCCCGCGGCGTGACCGAAACCAAGCTACTCGGCGCCCTGTCCGAGCTGGTCGCAAAGCGCAATATCGGGCTGGTGGTGGTCGATAACGCATCCGACACTTTTGACGATGACGAGATTAAACGCGCTCGTGTGCGCCAGTTTGTGCGGTCCCTGCGCTCGCGCATTGCCCGGCCAGGACGCGCAGTCTTGCTGTTGGCACACGTTAATAAGGTTTCTGCCATTTCAGGCAGGGAGGCAGGAAAAGAGGATTATTCCGGCTCCACCGCCTGGCACAACAGTGTGCGCTCGCGCCTGTCGCTCAACGTCGAAAAGGACGAGGATTGCCTGACCATCGAGCATCAAAAAGCCAATCTAGGACCGCGGGCAAAGCCGGTGCGCCTGCGCTGGCATGACGGTGTGCCGCTGGAGGATGGCAGTTTTACCGATGTTGGCGCCGCCGCCAATGCTGCAATTATTGCCGCCGAACGCCAGAAAGCCGCAAATCTGGCAAAAGGCATACTGGTTTCTATGCTTCAGGATTTTAATAATCGGGGCGAAACAGTAACAACGTCTAATACCGGCGGCTTTTCGGTTTGGCACCTGTTGAGCAAGCGCGCAGGGTTTCCTAAAAGCGTCAAAACGGCATCTGATTTGATGGATCTGTTGGCAGAATTACAGGCCGAGGGCCGGATATATCGGGCGGTTTTCCGCACCAAAGACCGCAAAATGCGTGAGGTGTTTGTGGTAGGAAGTGCGCCAATGCCGGACAAAAACGAAGAAAAGGATGGTAATTGATATGTTAGTGATTACTAACAAAAGTGCGCCAAAGAGGGTAAAAAGTGCGCCGCGCTCCTCCCCCCATACCCCCACACCGCGGTGCGGCGCATTGGCGCACCGCCCGCGCTGTAGTGCGCCAATGTTTAAGATGGCGCGCATTGGCGCGCATTGGCGCGCATTGGCGCAATAAACATGGGGGACTACATCAATTGCAAACATTGTTCTAATGTTTTTTTTGCCGACGAAGAATGGAAAAAGATTTGCCTAAGATGTTGGATAAAACAAAAGAACGAACGAGAAGAAAAAATAAAGGGTGCAAGGGAAGCAAGGTATACGCCGCCGCCCAAACACAATATCAGCAACGAATTAAAAGAAATGCTGCCCCTTTTGATTCGATTGTGCCATCCAGACCGGCACAGCAATTCTGAAACCAGCAATAAAGTGACTCAATGGCTGTTAAAACAAAGGGACAACACATGACACCAACGCAGCGCAGTTTGAAAGCCCTACGGGAACTCGGTTACCTGGTAGAGGTCGTGGAAAAGTGGAACTCATTTACAAGAACCCGTAAAGACTTGTGGGGCTGGGCCGACTTGCTGGCCGTCAGGCGCGGCGAGGTGTTGGCTGTGCAGGTCACCGCCCAGGCCGTTGCTAACCGGGTTCAAAAGGTTGCTGCATCTGAAACCATTGGGCGGGTGCGCGAGGCTGGGGTGCGGATTGAGGTTCACGGTTGGCGTAAAAATGCAAAGGGACGGTATATTCAACGAATTGTTGATTTATCCTGATTTTTGCGCTTGCGCGCAGAATTATTGAGGGATAAGATAGTGTTGCGCGAGTCTCCTTAGGCAGCGCAATCCCCGCGTGGCGGTGGCAAGAGCGATGCGGGCGCTCTCAAAACGACCACCGTCATTTGACGAGGTAATATGGCCGACTATCAAAAGAATGCGGCACTGTTTGTCAGCGTCCTGTTCCATTCAGGGACGAACGCTCATTTCATGCACTTGCAAACTAAAAGCTATAGCGAACACAAGGCGCTGGGGCGTTACTATGAATCCGTAATTGATCTAGCCGACCGTTGGGCAGAGGCGTATCAGGGCTGTTACCAGGTGATCGACACCTACCCGGCTGACTTTCACATTGCTAAAGTGCCGCTGATTTACATCGAAAAGATTAAAAACTTTGTTGACGCAATACGCAAAGTTTTGCCGGACGATAGCCAGTTGCAAAACATTATAGATGAGATAGTGGAGCTGTTGGATTCCACATGTTACAAGCTGAAGAATCTTAAATGATGCGGCACATGGAACGTAAGTTAGCATTTACTTACAAACGTAAGTAAGTGTCTACTTCAGACGGAAATAGATGGCAAAAGGGATAAAAACAGGCGGGCGCAAGGCCGGAGTCGGTAACAAGACGACGGTCGATGTGCGCGAGGCAATTGCCGCATTTGCGTCTGCGAACGTTGGGCAAATGACTACGTGGCTGTCGAGCATTGACGATCCGGCTAAGAAGCTCGACTTGTACCTGCGCGCTATTGAATATCATATCCCGAAGCTGGCGCGGTCAGAGCAAACCGGGCCAGATGGCGGGCCACAGGAGCACACTTTCAGGTGGCTTGAGTAATGTTGCACGTTATTCCCTACAAGCCTCGTGCCGCTTTCCTGCCGTTTCACCAGCGCACCAAGCGTTGGTCGTGCCTGGTGGCTCACCGGAGGGCAGGTAAGACCGTGGCGGCGATCAACGACTTGATTCGGGCGGCGGTGACTAGTAAGAGCGAGATGCCGCAGTATGCTTACATCGCACCTTTCCGCAGCCAGGCTAAATCGGTGGCGTGGGACTATCTCAAGCATTTCAGCGCGACCTCTGCCGCCAGCACCAATGAATCAGAGCTGACCGTGGACATGATCAACGGCAGCAAGGTCCGGCTGTTTGGCGCCGACAATGCCGATTCTATGCGCGGGCTGGGCTTTGACGGTATCTTCATGGACGAGTACGGCGACTTCAAACCGTCGGTATGGGGCAACGTCATCCGGCCAGCGCTCTCTGACCGGCAAGGCTGGGCGGTGTTTGGTGGCACACCGAAGGGCAAGAATCAGTTTTGGGATATAAAACAGATCGCCGAGCGGTTGCAGGATGACTGGTTTCTGTTGCAGCTGCCGGCCAGCAGGTCAAAGTTGCTACCCGATGGCGAGTTGGCGGCTGCAAAAGCTCAACTGAGCAAAGACCAATACGACCAGGAATACGAGTGCAGCTTTGAGGCTGCTATCCTGGGTGCGTTTTACGGCACTGAGATGCGCGAGGCGACCGAGGCGGGCAGGATCTGCCGGGTTGACTACCAGCCCGAAGTAAACGTGCACACGGCGTGGGATCTTGGCAAGCGGGACGACACCGCGGTTTGGTGGTATCAGGTCATCAGGAACGAAATTCACGTAATTGACTATTTTGCGGTATCCGGCGCCGAAATTTCAGATCTGGCCGCGGTAATCACCGGCAAGCCCTATCGCTACGGAAAGCACTACCTGCCGCATGATGCCAAAGCCAGAACGCTAGCTTCAAGTAGGTCAATCATTGAGCAGCTCGCTGACTACCTGGGCATCAACAACCTGGTTATCGTGCCCGATTTGTCAGTGCAGGACGGTATCCAGGCGGTGAGGCAGATGCTGCCGAATACATGGTTTCACGTGGAACATTGCGCCGAAGGCATTGAGGCGCTGCGCCAATACCAGCGCGAGTATGACGAGGATAAAAAGGCATTCCGGCAGAAGCCGCGGCATGACTGGTGCAGCCATCCGGCAGACGCAATGCGAATGCTAGCGATAGCCTGGCGCGCCGAGCCAACAGTCAAACCTCCAGATGTGGTGAAACCGCTGATGGTCGGGCCAGAGAACACGGTAACACTTAACGACATGTGGGCAACGATGAAAACTAACAGGAGTGGCAGATTATGAGCGGCGTAAACAATCCGTACAGGTATCAATATGAAACAGTGGCAGCTAGCGTGACCGCGCAGGTGCTGGGCGGCACAGGCGCAGCTGGTGACTACGTTCACCGGCTGCTAATCAACGTCATTACCGTTGCCAGCGCCGGTGTAACGCTGATTGATGGCTCTACTTCAATCGTGATTAGCACCGCTGCATCTGCCCAATTAGGACCACTTGACTTAGAGTTGAATATGGCGGCGGTCACAGGACCGTGGAAGATCACCACCGGCGCGGGCGCCACAGTCGTTGCAGTCGGGATATTCAGCTCGTGATCGCTTGCGTCCTAAAGTCGGGCGGTGACTTCCTGCCAGCGCACGTTTACGCGTTGCGGGAGATGTGCGCTCGGTTTTTGCCGGCTGAGGAGTTCATCTGCTTGACTGACATGGAGCTGGACTGCCCGACGCTGGCGCTCGACCACGACTGGCCGGGCTGGTGGTCGAAGGTTGAGCTGTTCCGGCTGCCGAGCGCCTTATACATGGACTTGGACACGGTTCTGGTCGGCGACTGCACCGAGCTGCTGGAGGCGGCCCGACCGCACGACTTTGTGATCATGCGCGATGTTTACCGCGGCAAAGCGGATCCGCGGGCGATGCAATCCAGCCTGATGTGGTGGTCTAAGCCGCATGAGTTCATCTACAACCAGTTTAAAGCGGGCGACCGCTACTGCGAAGGGGGTGATCAGATTTATCTTGAGTGGGCGTTGCGTGATAAGTCGGTCAAGTACTGGCAGGACATCACGCCCGGCATCAAGTCGTTCAAGGCCGACATATTGCCCAACGGGGTGCAGGCCGAGGACCGCCTGATCGCGTTTCACGGCAAGCCGCGCCCATGGGAGCAGACAAGGGTGCAATATGCGACAGCATGATGGCTGGGCGGTTCCTGAGAAAGATGAGCACTGTATCCAAGCGGTGTTGCGCGAGGTCTGCGACCTTGGGGCAAGTCTCGATTTGTGCAAGCAGTTTAGAACCGCAATACAGGCCGGCGGCAACGTTGGTGTTTATCCGATGGCGCTCGCGCAGAAGTTCCAGCGCGTCTACACCGTCGAGCCGGATGCGGCCAATTACGAGGCGCTGGCCATTAACACCATCAACCAGCCAAAAGTGATGATTCGGTGGGCTGCGTTTGGCAAGGACCACGGCAAGGCGGCTATAGACCAGATATACCCTGACAATATCGGCGCGCACCAGATCAAAGAGGGCGCGGAGTTTGACGTCCTGCCCATCGACAGCCTGGGCGTTACTGACTGCGACCTGTTACAGCTCGATGTTGAGGGATCCGAGCACCAAACTATTCTTGGCGCCATTGCAACGATAGAGGCGAGCTGGCCGGTCATCACTTTGGAGCTTAAAGGTCACGGTGAGCGATACGGTTACACAGACGACGACACGATCAACCTACTGGCCAGCATGGGCTATAAGATTGCCGACCGGGTAAACAGGGATGTGATATTCACAAAATGACCGCAGCCTGGACACGGAAAGAAGGAAAGAATCCTGCCGGTGGACTAAATGCCGCAGGCCGAGCGAGCTACAAGGCCGAAACAGGTGGCACGTTGAAGCCGCCGGTCAAGGCCGGTGACAACCCGCGGCGGGCCAGCTTCCTGGCAAGGATGGGCGGTATGCCTGGTCCGATGGAAAAGAACGGCGAGCCGACGCGGTTGGCACTTGCGTTGAAAGCGTGGGGCGCATCCAGCAAAGCTGACGCTAAGAGCAAAGCTGCGGCAATATCGAACAGGAATAAATAATGGAAGAAACCTCAACTGGCGTACAAAAATGGCTAAACATCATTGGCCAGTACGACAACGAATTTAAGAAGTGGGAAGCCCGCAGCGCGAAGATCGTCAAACGCTACCGCGACGACAACCGCAGTCAGCACACGAACGAAACCGCGAAATTCAACATCCTTTGGTCAAACGTGCAGACGCTGATCCCGGCGGTCTACGCCAAGCTGCCGAAAGCGGTGGCACAACGCCGGTTTGGTGACAACGATCCTGTCGGGCGGGTTGCTGGCCAGCTTATCGAGCGCGCACTGGATTTTGAGATTGAGCACTATCCAGACTTTCGTGCAACCATGAAACACGCAGTCGAGGACAGGTTTCTCGGTGGCCGCGGCGTGGCGTGGGTGCGCTACGAGCCGCACGTTCGACAATTGGACATGCCAGAAGATGGGTTGCAGGTAACGGAGGACGTTGAAAATGAGAGTGCCGAAGGCCAAACCGCTGAAGGCGCGCCGAAGCCCGAAAGTCAAGACTACACGGCAGGAGAAACCGAGCCGCAGGAAGAAATCGAATACGAGTGCGCCCCAACCGACTACGTTCATTGGAAGGATTTTGGACATAGTGTTGCGCGCACTTGGGAGGAAGTGACTTGCGTGTGGCGTTGGGTCAATATGACCAAAGAAGCCCTGACCGAGCGTTTTGGCGCAAAGATGGCCAAATCAATACCGTTGGATTCTGGCGCCGAAACGCTGGCGACCTATGGCCAGAGCACCAAAGAGCGCACCAGGGCGAAGATATGCGAACTGTGGGACAAGGAATCGGGCAAGGTCTATTGGCTGTCGAAGAATTGCCCGACGCTGATAGACGAGCGCGACGATCCGCTAGAACTGGACCAGTTTTTTCCTTGCGCGCGACCCCTTTACAGCACCACGACCAGCGACAGCCTAATTCCTGTGCCTGACTTTGTGATTTACCAAGACCAGGCTAACGAGCTGGACATTCTCAGCGATCGTATCGACGGGCTGGTTAAAGCACTGCGGATCCGCGGCGTTTACGATGCAAGCCAGCCGGCGCTGCAACGGCTCTTGACCGAGGGCGACAACAACACGCTGATTCCGGTAGATAAATGGATGGCGTTTTCTGAAAAAGGCGGGCTGAAAGGCAGTATCGACATCCTGCCGATCGACATGCTGGCCAGCGCGTTGCTAAACTGTTATCGCGCCCGCGATGACATAAAAGGCCAGATTTACGAGATTACCGGCATTAGCGACATCATCCGAGGCCAAACATCGGCCAGCGAAACCGCAACCGCGCAACAAATCAAAGGCCAGTATGCCGGGCTGCGGTTGCGCTCAATGCAAGAGGAAGTGGCGCTGTTTGCCAGCGAACTGATCCGCTTGAAAGCGCAGGTTATCTGCACCAAATTCCAACCGCAAACGATTTTGTTGTATGCCGCGGCTGGGCAGATGACGCCCGAAGATCAGCAAATGATCCCGCAGGCCATCCAGCTTATGCTGGACAACCCGTTGCGAAACTTCCGTATTGAAGTGGATTCCGACAGCCTGGTGCAGTTGGATGAGCAGCAAAACAAAAAAGATCGCGTTGAATTCATCACGGCGTTTGGCGGGCTGTTGCGTGAAGCATTGCCGGTTGGCCAATCCTCGCCAGAACTAATCCCAATGCTGGTCGAGGTGATGAAATTCGGCATTAGTGGATTCAAGCAGGCCAAGCCGATTGAAGGCACTTTAGATGCTGCGCTCGACCAACTGAAAGAGAAACAGAAGCAAGCCGCGGCCAATCCCCAGCCGGCGCCGCCAAACCCTGAAATGATGAAGATCCAAGCAACGCAGCAGCTTGAGCAGGCCAAGATGCAAGCGACCGCGCAAGCTGAACAGATGAAGATGCAGGCCGAAGCGCAAGCATTGCAGATGCAAGCGCAGATTGACGATCAGAAAATGCGGCATGAAATGGAAATGAAAGCGCAAGAGGTTAAATCGGTTGATGACTTCAACCGCTGGAAAACCGAGCTTGAAGCTGCGACTAAAATCATGGTGGCAAGAATAGGTGCCAATCCTGGTCTGGATCTGCCGCTAATCGAAGCGCAGCAAGCAGCAAGCGAAAAGGTATCGTCGGAGCTTGGCGAGAACGTCAAAATGGCAATTGACCACATGGCGCAGATGCACGAAAACATGGCAAATATGCATGGCGAAACCATGAACCGCATCGGTGGCGTAATGCAGACACTGGCGGCGCCAAAGCGCATCGTGCGCGGGCCAGATGGCAAGGCAGTCGGCGTCGAGGTGGCGGCATGATCGTTACCACGACACAGGGCGAGATGGATGATTCATTGCTTGAAAAACGTGAAGGATCGGTAGACAACGACAACGAAAACACGACATGGGTTGAGTATTGGCTGGCAGGCGATCTAGTGCACAGGTCAGCTCACGTTAGGTTGAAAAAATCGATCGTTTCACAAACTGAAATAGGGAGTTTTTAAATGGCAAATACCCAAGCAATGTGTACCAGTTTCAAAGCCGAAATTCTTAGCGGAATTCACGCGCTGGGAACGACCGTTATTCGGGCTGGAACGGGTGCGGACACAATCAAAGCCGCGCTGTATCTGGCAAGCGCCACCGTAAACGCTGCCACGACCGCGTATAGCGCCACTGGCGAGGTTTCAGGCACTGGCTATACGGCAGGCGGGATAACGGCCACGAACGCCACAGCGCCCACATCCAGCGGCACTACGGCTTACTGGACGCCGAGCGCCAGCTTTACCTACACAACCGTAACGCTGACCACATCGTTTGACTGCGTGCTGGTTTACAACTCGACGCAAAGCAATAAAGCAATCAGCGCACACACGTTCGGCGCCCAAACCATCACCGCAGGTACGTTTGTGCTGTCCATGCCGACGAATGACAGCACCAATGCACTTACCCGCATTGCCTAAAACATGGCACAAGGCGCATGGGACACCGGCACCTGGGATGCTGCATTATGGGATTCCCTGCCTGTCACTGGCAATTCTGCAACAGGATCGCCAGGTAATGTTGGTGCTGCCGCAACTGTTCCGCTTTCTGGAAATGCGGCAACAGGAGCGCCCGGCACCGTTGCCGCCACCGCGACCGCTCCGATCACCGGCACCAGCGCCACAGGTTCAGTCGGCACCGTTGGCGCCACCGTTACCATTGCGCTATCTGGCGTGCAGGCTACCGGGCAGGTCGGGACAGAGGGTGTCAGCACAACGGTTCCGGTCACAGGAACTGAGGCAACCGGCGCCGTGGGATCTGTTGGCCTGGTTGTCACCGTTGAGTTGTCAGGCAACAGCGCGACCGGCGACGTTGGGACGGTCACGGTGGCGCCGCAGCCGGTCATCGTCATCGATGACACGCACGACGGACGACGATTTAAAGAGCAGCTCGAACGCGAACGCAAGCTCAGAGCAAAGAAAAAACAGGCAATTCTTGACGCATTCGAGCGCATTGTTGAAGGCCGGCCAGAAATCGCCGAAGAAATCGCCGCGCCGTTTATTGTGCCGCCAAAAGCTAAATCAGCGGTCCAAGCCATCAATTACGACGCGCTGTTTGCCGATCTTGACCGCGTGCAGCGGATCTGGGATTTGCACCTTGAACTTGACGACGAGGACGTTCTGACATTGCTATGAGAAAAACCTACATTCAGATTGACGGCAAATTGATTGAAAAATCTAAATATTACCGAGATCCGGTGGCGCCAATCATCATGCCGGACATCCAGCCTTATCAGTCTATGGCCGATGGCTCAATGATTACCAGCCGCAGCCATCACCGCGAGCACCTGCGGCAACACAATTGCATTGAGATTGGCAACGAAACGATGGAAACCAAGCCAACGCCGGTAAAAGACAACCGCAAAGAAGTATTGCGGGAACAACTGGCAAATATGACGCACAACGAAGCCAACAAAGTGCTGGCCAAGCTGCGTGACGATATACGTTTTATCCGCAAGTAAACCCCCACAGGGAGCAACAATGTCCGACTTAAATGAAATCGTCCCAGTAGAGAACGCAGACAGCCGCCGCGATATGCTTTCGCAGCAATTCGATGAAGTTGTTGAAGCGGCGCCAGAACCTGCAAAGGTTGAACCGGCAAAATATGAAAAGCAGCGGGATGAGTCCGGCAAGTATGCCAAACAGTCGGCGGCAGTACCGCAGTTAAAAGCAGAACCTACCGAACCAGCCGAGGAACCGCTGTGGAAACGCCCACCGGCCAGTTGGAAGAAGGACTATCACGAGGATTGGAAGGCCGCGCCAGCTCGCATACAGGAGTATGCCTGGCAGCGTGAAAATGAGATGAAAGCCGGTGTCGAGCCGCTTATCTCAAAAGCACAATTTGCCGACCAGATGCAGGAGGTTTTGAACCCCTACATGAACACGATACAGGGGCTTGGCATCGATGCGCCGAAAGCAGTTAAAGCCTTGATGGAAGCCGACCACGCCCTGCGTTATAGTAATCCGCAGGAAAAGCACCAGTATTTTGCTAGACTCGCACAAAGTTATGGAGTAGATTTAAATAATATGGGTAATCTGCCACAACAGATGCCCGTTGATCCAACCATTTTTGCATTGCAAAACGAACTAAATAACGTTCGTGGAGAAGTGCAGGGATGGAAGCAGGCACAGGAACAGCAACAGAATCAGGCACTTTTGGGT